TTCCTCCACGCGGAAGTCGTCGGCCTCGAAGTCGAAGCCGGCAGCGAAGAAGAGCGGCACCCGCCGCGCCCTCAGGTAGGACATGCCTGAGATTCATGGTGAAGGCGTCTTGGGCCATATGGTCCAAGGCGCCCGTCGCCAACTCGACACGTTCGACCTCCCGAAGGACGTGACTGAAGTTGAGTACACGTCTGACGAGGTGACCTCGCTGTGTCCGATCACGGGCCAGCCCGACTGGTATGAGGTGACGATCTACCTTCACGATTCACACCTGGGGCTCGAGTCGAAGTCCTTGAAACTCTACCTGCAGTCATTCCGCGAGGATGGGCAGTTCTGCGAGGAGTTCGCAAACACGATTGCCGGCGATGTGTATGAGGCAACGCTCGCCAGCATGGTGACCTGTCAAGTCAAGCAGAAGCCTCGAGGTGGCGTCGGGATCACGGCATGTGCATGCAAGACACCACCCCCGCCACTGCCAGGCGTCCCTGACCTGAATTACGACGACGGGGCAACGGGATGAGCACAACAGACGAGCCTCGCTCCGTTGACAGGGGTGGCGTTGGCAAGCAGTTCGACTTCCATGCTGCTCACTTCGACAACCAGGCCAACGAGGATGACCAATGCGCACGTGTACACGGGCACACGTACGTCCTCGAGGTACAAGCACTGGGCCACTTCGATCCTGCCAGAGGAATGATCCTCCACGGTGACGTCTTGAAGGAGATCTACAGGACGAAGGTCGAGCCGTACGTCGAGCACCGGAACCTCAACGAGGTGCTGCCGTTCAACCCGACGATGGAGAATATGACCTCGTGGATCCTGCAGCAGTACCAGAAGGCACTGCGTGGGTTCCCCGCTGTCCATGAGGTCGAGGTCATCCTTTGGGAGACGCGCACCATGTACTGCAGGATGCGAGGAGGAGCATTCTGATGACCCTCAACGAATTGGCAGACGAGTGCCACGCAACAGCACTGGGCAAGGGGTTTTGGGACCACAAGATCGTCTTCGCTGATCCTCACGAGATGAAGACGCACTGGAACCCGTCCATCCTACCGGAGAAGCTCGCACTCATTCACTCGGAGGTGTCCGAAGCCCTTGAGGCGTTGCGCGACGACGACAAGGAAACGTTCCAAGAAGAACTCGCTGACGTGATCATCCGCGTCCTCGATCTCGCTGGTTACCTGGGCATCGACATTGACGCCCAAGTCGAGGCGAAGATGGAGAAGAACAGGGGCCGCCCACACCTACACGGAAGGGAATGGTAGAGGTGACTCGAGCCATAATCGAGGAGGCAGGCAGCAAGGAGGCACGCCTTGTCAGGAGATACCCAGTGGCGGAGATCTTCGGGCCTACAATCCAAGGCGAGGGTGAAGAACAAGGCACCCCAGCGTACTTCGTCCGCTTCGGTGGGTGCGACTACAAGTGCGAGTGGTGCGACACGCCTCACGCAGTCCTCCCAGGATCGGTGAAGCACCTCCCGCGCAGATCCCCAGACGAGATCCTCGAGGCTCTACGGAAGTTGGCACCAGGCCCTACCTGGGTCGTACTGACAGGTGGTAACCCAGCGCTCCATGATCTGTCCACGCTCGTCAACCTTCTACATCACAACGCGTACAAGGTGTCAATCGAGACACAGGCGACACGCTGGAAGGACTGGATCAGCGAGTGTGACTCGATCTGCCTGTCACCCAAGCCGCCGTCGTCGGGTATGGACATCAGACGTACGGAGCGCTCACTATCTGCCTTCACCAAGCAACTGTCTGAAGTCGGATGGAGCAACTCCTTCGGTGTCGGTGACCACACCTTCCTGAAGATCGTGGTGTTCGACCACGCCGATTACGAATGGGCCAAGAAGATCCATCGGGAGTACTTCTACCTGCCCATGTACTTGTCCGCTGGTAACGATGCCGGCAAGACAGTCGGGCGTCCGGAGCGCGTTGACAACCGAACCAAGAACCAAGTCGTCGTGGACCTCCTGGAACGCTTCCGGTGGCTCACGAATCGTGTGATGGTCGACCCTGAATTCGCAGACGTGCGCGTCCAAGCCCAAATGCATGTCCTCACCTGGGGCAATGAGATAGGAAGGTAAATGGCAAAGCAACTTGAATACCGTAGGTGGCAAGATCCTGCCGCCCGTGTGAACCGTGTCCGGCAGGAGGTCGAGAGGATGCTCGTCCACCTCGACCCAACAAGTCCTCGAGATGGGACTGACGACACGCCCGACCGCGTTGCCCGGATGTACGTCAACGAACTCTGCTCCGGGTACCACGTGGACGTCTCAGCGCTTCTCCGGACGTTCGATAACGACGGGTACGAGGGTATGGTGATCGTGAAGGACATTCCCATGACCTCGTTGTGTGAACACCACTTGGTGCCGTTCACAGGGTACGCTCACATCGCGTATTTCCCGAACGGACGTGTGGTGGGCCTGTCGAAGGTTGCGCGCGTCGTCGGTGCATACGCCCGCCGGCTGCAAGTCCAGGAACGTCTGACAAAGCAGATCGCCGATGCACTCGAGGAGCACCTTGACCCTCGAGGTGTCATGGTCGTGGTCGAAGCAGAACACCTGTGCATGACCATTCGTGGTGTACAGGCACCGGGCACGAAGACGATCACGTCTGCCGTGACCGGATACTTCAAGGAAAACAACGACGGTGAGAAGACAGAATTCCTCCGTCTGATCGGGAGGTAGTAAATGGCAGGTCAAGCACACTTCGAGATCTTCCTGGATGGCAGCGAAGGATGGCGCTGGCGCCTCCGTTCTGCCAACGGTGAGATCGTCGCTTCGTCCACCGAGTCCTACTTGGACGCACGTGACGCAAAGCGAGGAGCAGGCGACCTCGTGGGTACGGCCCAGCAGGCCAACCACGTCAAGGTCGAGTACATCGACAAGGAGAACACCAATGCGTGACGAAGGAGCCGTTGTCCTGCTCAGTGGTGGGCAGGACTCAACCACGTGCCTGGCGTGGGCGAAGGGAATGTGGGATCGTGTCCACACACTCGCCTTTGATTACTCGCAGAAGCATTCCGTCGAACTGAAGCAAGCAGCGAAGATCGCTGACCTGTTCGGCGTTGAGTCGCACACGGTGCTGCCAGTCGAAGCACTCAAGCGTCTCGGTCACGCAGCGCTGACCGACTCGGACATCGAGGTCGAACTCGAGGCCGGCAATGACTCTGCCAACTACTGGGCTGCCGATCATGGCCTCCCCTCGACATTCGTGCCAGGGCGCAACATGATCTTCTTCACCCTCGGAGCGGCACATGCCGCCCACCTCGGTCACCAGAACATCGTGACCGGCGTGTGTGAGCAGGACCGCGCAGGCTATCCCGACTGTCGCGCTGAGTTCGTGGAGGCAGCCCAGGAGGCATTGTCGCTTGCCCTGGATGACCGGTTCCTCATCCACGCGCCACTCCTACAACGGTCGAAGGCCGAGACGTGGGCCCTCGCAGACGAACTCGGGATCCTCGACGTGATCGTGGAACATACGCACACGTGTTACCACGGCGAGCGTTCGCGCACGCACCCCTGGGGTGCCGGGTGTGGCGAGTGCCCTGCGTGCGACGAGCGACGCAAGGGGTTCGAGAAGTACATCTCATCCAAGGAGGCAATTGCGTGAACACCTACTCCGTAGTCATCACAGAACGGACGTCCGGTGAGGTACTACTGGACGCACGTGTCGATGGCATGCACATCGCCTCAGCACTCAAGAAGGCAGTCGAGGATGTGAGCGACACCCTCGGTGACATGGACGAGGGTCACATCTCGATCGACCTATCCCCTGACCTCGTGTACGACGAACAGGGTGAGGGGTCGCCACGAGAGAAGGGTGGCGGGAGGAAGAAGCGTGTCAAGTGAGAATCCTGATGCTCCAGATACGTCGGCTTCGTCGCAGGTCACGGACCACGGGTTCGTCCCAAGCGAGAAGAACGAGTACCTCTGCCACCATTGCAACCTGGGGTCGGCAGCACACACGCCCGCCGTTCCTGGGCAAGTAGACACCTCGGGCGACTCCGATCGGATGCAATCCCTCCCGAAGGGGATCCTCGAGATGGGAGTGACCATGGAAGGTCCTCCTCACGTCACCGAAGAGGATCTCCTCAACGCGTCCTCCCGAGTGATCAACTCGATGCCCAAGGAGGTCCAAGACGCGTTGGCGCGTGACGTGGCGATGGCGTACGACGTAGCCGTGGGCGAGGAGAACATCCTCGAGGAGGCAAATCGTCTCGTGAGCCAAGATCGGCAGGATACGTACGGGCACCCTGCTGACAACTTTAAACGTCTGGCACTGATGTGGCAAGGCGTCCTCGGTGTCGAAGTCACGCCACAACAAGTCGCGTTGTGCATGGTGTGCCTGAAGGTTGCGCGGGAGTCGACGCGTCACGCTCGAGACAACGTCGTGGACATCGCCGGGTACGCACGCACCCTCGAGATGACCGAGGACAGGTTGAAGGAGGAGGAGGATGCGGATAGCGCTGATCCCACCGACCCCTGAGTTGCCAGAGATGCCTCTGACAGGCATCCACCTGATCCTCAGTCATCTGCTCGAGGACGATCGATACGCGTCGTTCTACACCACGCGTGCACTCCATGGTGACTACGTCATCTTGGACAACAGTGCTCACGAGTACGGAGCGGGAAACAAGGCTGAGCAACTCCTGGCCCAATGTGCTGCCGTCTTCGCTGACGAGGTCGTGGCACCGGATGTACTGTTCGATGCCAACGCAACAGTCGAAGCATCTCGCTCCATGTTTCGGTACATCGACACCCACTGGGAGCAATATCTCATTGCCAACAAGCCTCGTCTGATGCTCGTTCCCCAGGGGACGAATCGAGGTGAGTGGGTCAAATCACTCCACGGGCTTCTCCGGGCCTGGGATGTCGTCCTTGGATCCCGTGACATGGAGGATCCGGTCATCGGTGTCTCGAAGGACTACGACTCGATCGTGAAGGGTGGCATCACGACCTTGATCAAGCAGTACCTCGAGCCCATGAAAGCAGAAGTTCATTGCCTCGGGTGGCCGACGAACCTCTGGTCGCTTGCCAAGGTGATGCAGGAATGTCCCTGGGTCCGTTCAACTGACAGCGCCAAACCGTACGTCTACGCTGCCAACGAGATCCTCCTCGAACCTGGAGGCTCGGTGCCTGAATACCCACGTCGAGCCCCTGACTACTTCACCAAACCTTTGACTGACAAGCAACGGAAGATCGCAACGCGCAACGTGAAGGTCTTCCAAGCAGCAGCATTGGACATGCTGATCCTGGCATGAGCATTCCGTTCACCGATTGCTGCAGGAGCTGTCCATGTACACGTCCCGCCGGCGTGACACGTCCTCCTCACGCGGACGTTGCGATCGTGGTTGACTTCCCTACTGACGTAGAGCACAAACGAGACAGGTTCCTCCAGTCGGACTCAGGACACCTCATTCGCGCAGTCCTCGCCGGCCACGGCCTTGAAGTAGACGACTGCTACATCACGTCAGCACTCAACTGCAGGCCACCGAAGGGCAAGGAGGCGCTTCTCAAGAAGGCAATGCAATCGTGCAAACCTCGCCTGATCGGTGAGCTGAAGAAGGTAGGCGCCTCGAAGGTGCTGTGTCTCGGGCCCGTGGGGTTCTCTTCCCTGATGTCCGCTGACAAGGTGCTGCCTATCACCAAGGTTCGTGGACGCTGGCATCAGCGGTTCGGGTGGAACATCCTTGCGACATTCAACCCGACGATGGTCATGGGCGAGAACGAATTCTTCCGTGACCTCCTGAATGACGTGGAGAAGTTCACGTCGATGGATGGCCCAGACCCGTTCCCAGATGTTGAGGAGTGGGTCCTCGAGTCAGTGGACGAGCTCGAGGAGGCCTTTGACTTCCTTCAGGGTGCGTCCTTCGTGTCGTGTGACGTTGAGACGACTGGGTTCAATCCATACAGGGACAAACTGCTCGCCGTTGGGTTCGGCGTCCTGTACGAAAACGGCAGGGACGGGGTCAACGTCATCCTGTCTGAAGACCTGCTGAAGTTCCGTGAGACATGGGCCGAGATCGACTTCCTCCTCCGCTCCGAGGACCAGGCGACCGTCTTCCACAATGCCAAGTTCGACTTGAAGTTCCTCCGTAGGGGTCTCGAGGAGCATGGCTTCGAGTATGAATTCAACCGGATCGAAGACACGATGCTCCTCCACTACCTCCTTGACGAGCGTCCGATGGGTAGGTTCCAGTCCCACAGCCTGAAGAACATGGCGCGGGTGTACTGCGATGCTCCTGACTACGACATTCAGATGGGCAAATGGTTGAAGGCCTGGGCTGACGCCAACGCAGACGGGCGACGACGTCTCCGGAAGCAGATGCACACGTACCTGGCTCTCGACTGCTACTACACAGGGGTCCTGTTCACACTCCTGCCGCCGATGATCATGGAAGAGTCGCCGTCGCTCTACAACGTCTACGACAACCTCCTGATCCCTGGGTCACTCGCACTGGCGGATGTCGAGTACCACGGTGCACTGCTCGATCGTGCCTTCTATGAGAAGACATCCAAGTCATTGGCACGACGATCCGCTCCGATCCTGAAGCGCCTACAGCAGAACACTGGCAAGGACGACTTCAATCCGAACTCACCGAAGCAGGTGAAGGAGTACGTGTACGACATCCTTGGGATGCCACTTGCCAAGGCAGGCCAGCACACTGCGCGGCGAGGCAAGTTGAAGGAAGGGGCAACGGCGAAGGCCGTCTTGAAATCACTGGTGAAGAAGTTCCCGGAGCGTGATCCGGACGGCATCATCGCTGACGTGCTGCAGTACAGGAACCTGACGAAGAACGCCGGGACCTATGTCAACGGCATGCTCACTCGCATTGACGACGACGACCGCATCCGTGGTGACTTCCTTCCACATGGTACGGCGACAGGACGCCTGTCTTCCTCGAACCCGAACCTCCAGAACATTCCTGAGGCATCGCACACGAAGGTCGAGGTCCGGAATGGGTTCATTGCTCCTCCAGGGTACGGGTTGATCGCTGCCGATTACTCGCAGCTCGAATTGCGCATCGCTGCTCATCTGTCGGACGACGATAACTTCTGCCAGATGTTCATTGAGGGACGCGATCCTCACCAGGAAGTCGCGTATGCCTTCTTCCAGAAGCCTGCTGCTCAGGTCACGGCCTATGAGCGGTACATGGCCAAGTGTGTGAACTTCGGAGTCATCTACGACCGTGGTGCTGAATCGATCGCACACGGGCCAGAGATGGAACACGTGGTCGAGATCGGCGGCAAGCGTTGGTCGACAGAAGAGGTCAGCGAGTTCTTCGACAAGTTCTTCGGCCAGTTTCCTGCCTTCCAAGAATGGCGAGAGAAGCAGAAGGCCTGGGCCTACAAGCACCAGTACGTCGAATCACCTCTGGGCCGGCGTCGTCGCTTCCCGATGATCCCGAGGTACGATGCAGGAGCAGTCGGCAGGCAAGCTGTGAACACGCCGATCCAAGGCACCGCATCCGACTTCACCCTCAATGCCCTCATTGCGATCAACAGGCGCCTCAAGCCTCTTCCCGCGCACATCGTCACGACCATCCACGACTCGATCATGACTGAGGCACGCCTCGACTACATCGACGAGGTGGCTGAGATCATGCGTGAGGAGATGGAGCAGAACGTCCCCTTCAAGTCCCGTGTCCCCTTCGAGGTCGAGATCAAGGTGGGGAACAAGTGGGGCGACCTCGAGAAGGTATCTGATCTACCCAGCGATCTGTTCGCTGAGGTGGCAGAGTAGGTCGCTCCGACAGGTTCGGCCTGCACCCCAGGCCAGTTGTCGCACCCTGGACTTGTCAGCGAGAGCCCCTCGGAGAACGAATTACCGAAGCAACTCGTGATCGAGGGGCCATGGGTTCGCTCGACATCCTTGAAGCCCGTACGTCTGTTGCTGCATAACTGGAGCCAGTCGTCCTGTACCGCCACAGTTCTGATGACCCTTGCCGATGCGATGACCAAACTCGTGGTTAATCAACATTTGGCGGTAACTGAGTACTGAGCCGGTCCAGTGGGCAACCGCGTTCCTCCATCGCAGGACGTTGATAACAACCTTACGTCCCTGGCAACAAGACACCTCGCCCTCTGTCTTGAGTGGAGCACACAGCGCGTCCACAGTATGAGGTCCTGCTACCAGCACGTCAGTATCAGCACCTTCAGCAACACGCTGGAAGCGTACTGCTCCACGTGTCCAGCCACGTGCGTCAGCCAGCGTCACGTCAATCCGACGTGCCACCCGGGCACGATGTAACCCAAGCCCATGTTGCACGTAGACAGTATACTTGAAGAGGGGACCGTCGTCGCCGATCACTGGACCTGGCGTACCGGTAACGATTTTCCAGAACTGCTTGCCGTTGTATTCGACCGCTTTAAAATCCAAAATAAATTACCGCTTCCGTCTTGCTTTCATGCACGCGGGGATCCTGTTGCTGGTGGCACGTCGGTGAACGAGAGTAGTTTGTTGGGATACACAGTTGCCCATTCACCGTGCGTGTAATGCCCACCTCCTGGCTTGATCGTCCATCCTGCCAGCGCGTTCGGCGTTGACAAGTGCCCATACCGGACGATCTGCTCCGCCATAAACGGAGCATTGTGCGCCAGGATCGCTGTTCTCAGGCCGTTCCAATGACGCCCAAGGGACGGGCGCCGGCGCACGAACTCGTCTCGTCTGTAATCGGCAGCGAAGGCTGCGTGGTAAAGCGCCTTGTTGGGATCGAAGGCCTCCTTGAGTCCTGACATGAGGAACGGGGGTCCGTACTGGCGCCACTGGGCAGGCCCACAATCGACGCCAGGCACACCACCAGGAGGCGTGTACCAGTTCGTCGCTGCGAGAAGGTTGCCACCCTCCCACTGTGCGAATCCTGCTGCCAGACCCACAGGCACGCCTGCGAGTTTGTCCGCACGTGACGACGCCAACCACAGGATGCGACCTTGCGTCCTCGGTCCCACGACTCCGTCTGCAGCGAGGCCATGATCTGCTTGCCACTTCTTAACGGCACGCTCCGTCATGGGTCCGAAGGTACCATCAGGAGTGACACCAACTGCGACCTGTAGGGCATAGACAGGCCACCCCATCGCCCCCAGGCGTATCGCCTTGGTCATCTCAGACCAAGACGAATACCTGGGAGGCGAAGAGGGGAGCACGTCAGTCCCTCTGGTCCGGAGGAACCATGCCGGGAGGCATGCCGTGTGCGTCTTCGGTGGATGGCGTCAGGAGCTCGACTCCCTGCTCATGCTTGCCACGGTTGTCGAGCCACTTGTAGACGATGCCGGCGAGTGCGAGGAAGGCACCGAGGATCACGAACTGTACGTCCTCGCCACTGATCTCCGGATTGCCCGGAAGGTTGTCAGCGATCCACGTCGCGAGCCAGGCACCGATGCCGAGGAAGATAGGAGACAGGATCACGACGATCCTGCCGAGATACGGATTGTCCAGATTCACTTCTTGACCTCCTTGGTCAAATACGGCCGTTGCGATCATCGAGTGCTATACGCAACACTCGTTTCCGGGCCGGGTTGTCCGCTTGCTTCCACAGCGTACGGACTCGATTGTATGAACGCCCGACCAACCTGTTCCAGTACCGCCACCTCGCTCCTCGTCCTGAGGCTGCCTCCTTGATCCGTTGACGACGTCTGTAGAGCAGAGTGTTGACGGCGCGACGCTGTTTCCTCGTGAGGACACGTCGAGGATCAGGCCGTGGTGCCCAGACGCCAGCGCGCCACTTCAGGTGCCACCACTCCCAAGATGCGTCCGACCAAGCCTTCGCCCAACCGAACCGCGCACCTACCCGATCCATCGCTTGACGTTGGGCGTAAGACTGCAGGTCAACGGCGAGCGCGTAACCGTGGTTCGATGTGCCCGGAGTGGCAGCGTTCGATCCGTAGATCTGTTTTGCCAGGACCTGCATCGCGTACGTCCGGTATGTCCTGCCAACCGACCCGTCGTAAATTGCCATGTTCTCGCTGACGATGAGATCGACTGCGCGGTACGCAAGCGCTGCAGTCCGTAGCAGGCCCTTGTTGGAACCAGGTAGCGAGAGCCTCGCACTGTCTGGCACTTGTCCGTTCGGGTAGCTCATTCACTTACCTCCTGGGGTAGATGCTCTCGCTGCGACTTGCCACGTTGCTGTAGCACGGTTCGGCCATTCAGGCTGGGTGATCTTGCGCACATCGACTTCGACCACGTCCTCGAGGCCCCCGTTGCGCATCGCCTGGAGTGTGAGGTCTGTGGTCGGCGACCATTCGTGGCCTACTCCTGGCATCTCGGGTGTCGGGTTCGCAGCGATCTGCTCGATCAACCACTTGGGCTGATGAGTCGCTCGAGCCTTGTCGAGACATGGGCCCACGACCATGATCATGGCGCCAGGCCTGCAGACACGCTTGACTTCATCCAACAGGTGTGGGATGTCGTCGTACGGAATGTGCTCGAGGAAATGACCCATGTACACACGACGAAACATCCCATCCTGGAAAGGCATCTCGAAGGCACTGCAGCTCACGTCTGCGTCGTCCGCGTATCGATCGACGTTGACCCACCCGTCAGTGTAGAAGGGCCCGGACCCGATATTCAGGAGCTGTGAGGATGCCATTTGAACCACTTGTTGTCGAGAAGATCAATTGGGAGTGTCGTCGGACGGACGTAATGAATTTTGCACACGTGCGGAAAACCTACTTGGTCTGACAATGAGAAGGCATTGGCAGCGCTCCACCAGGATTTTGCGCACGCATGAGCGAGTGGAGTGTTTCGCCATACCAAGGACGTGGTCGCCCATAGGCCCCAGTTCTCCGGATGTCCCATGAGACGATACACGTCTGCCTGCTTCACTGCTCCCCTGTACTTGGTGTATTTTTCCGCTTCGTCTGCTTCGTCATAAATGCAATCTCGCCAAGGGTGTGCCGGACCACCTACGACCCTGACCCTCTGCTCTTCAACCCACTGAGGGTACCCAGGATCGAGGATCTCGACACTTCCGTCTACCCAGAGGTAGTAGTCGTACTGATCGAGGAACTTCCATGGAAGCATCTTGACTTCACGTGATGCGAGACGTGGGTCACGTTCGTCCGCGGACGAAGGGACAAGATTCCACCCCTCAGGAGCATCACCGTCAGATACACAGAAGGCATCGACGTCCATCTCCTGAGGCAGTGGGAACCCCTTCTCTTCTCCACCAAACAAGGACGTGTAGAGGGCGATGGTCATCCGGCGACACACACGAACAAAGTAATCTGCCCACCAGGTGCGTTGAGGATGAGTTCCTGAGCAGTGAATCCAGCAGGACACGTCATGCCCCCAGGAGGTCCGGGAGGTCCGACAGGCCCGATTGGCCCGACAGGTCCTTCAGGCCCAGCGGGACCAGCAGCACCTTGATCTCCTGGAGTGCCTGCCTCCCCTTGCGCACCAGTCCCGCCAGGAGCACCCTGTTCACCAGCAGGTCCTTGTTCACCGGAAGGTCCTTGCTCACCCGTGGGCCCTGGAGCGCCTTGCTCACCCGTCGCACCTGTACCTCCTGGAGGCCCAATGCGTCCGAAGGGTCCTTCAGGCCCAATCGGTCCTATGTCACCCTTCTCACCCGGCTCACCAGGCAACGGGAGTGACGGTGCAGGTTCGCAAGGTGCTGGCGCCTCGACGTCTGCCAGTTCCTGCAGCTGCCCAACTGCGTCCTTCAGTTGCGCGTCCACGGCCTGCAGTTTCCTATCCGCTTCCTTCAAGCCTTGATCGACCTCATGTAGACGAGCATCCGTCTCACGGAACTTCTCACGTGCGTCCTTGTCGTTCTCGAGAACGAGCAATGCGAGGAGAGCCGCGACCAGGAGTGCGAGGGCTGCGAGGACGAGTGCAGCGACCCCTACCTTGATCGAGAGGGGTGTTGTTCGTCTGGTCATAGGACCTCGACAATGCGCACGATTAACCAAATGGCAATAACGGTCAAGCTTCCTGCCGCAGCCCCACCCCAGATCGAGAGGTCACGGGACGCTTCCTCTTCCTGAGCCTCGAGGTCAGCGCGTTGATCCAGGGCAGCATTAATGCCAGCGAGTTCATCTTCGGCTCGCTTGAGGCGCTCTTCTGGCGGGAGCCAGCGCTCATAGGGGTCAGGATTCATTCATCCGATGGTGGGCCAGGGGTTTGACGGAACAAGGCTGCCTTCATTACCTTGACCTCATTCTTCAGCTTCTCATTCTCAACGGCCAGACGAGCGATCTCGATGCGCAATTCCTCGATTACGTCCTTCATTGTTGCTACGGTCAAAGCCTCAGATTCAGGACCCGACTTCCGGTACGCAGCGATCGCTGAGATTACGCCCCCACCGAGAACTGCAGCGAGGATTACTGAGACAACGTCCATCTACTCAGGTACCTTCGAGGTGAGGAGGATCAGGGCACACCTGGCAAGGCTTGCCACACATGCCGCACCAAATAAAGCCACAGTGAAGTCAGACCCATGAGCTGCCAAGACGATGGCGAAGTTGAGATGACCTGTTGCCATCAGCACAAGGCCTGACGATTCGAGAGGTAACTTCTGAATCCTGATTCCTCGAGCAGTGAGCAACCCACCAATACCGAAGAGTAGCACTCCTGCTACCTCAAGGCTATCTGGGATGTAAACAGCATTCCCCTCTGAATGAATATGGTCAGTATCCAATGCGAGTTGCATCAGGAGGATTACTGCAGCAATCGTCGTCCCTATGGAGAAGAGGTATAGGTAGACGTGATCAGCCCAGTACGGATTGCCGCGGGCCCACTGGAAGATCCTGTCCTTCATTTGCCGGCGGCGTACTTCTCCAGCGGACATCCTTCATGCGTTGTCGCACGAAGGACGTTCTCGTTATCGGTGACGTACCACCCAGCCTTGAGATGAATCTGGTACCCGAAGTGATCTTCTGGTGTGGTTGTCTCGAGATGCGTGTAGCCGTGTTCACGCGCAAACTCAGGGAAGGTTTTGGCGAGATGTTTGTACATCCCCTTCTTCTGCTCCGCTTCAGTCATTCGCAAATGGTCGAAGACAATTGTGTCGTCAGACCTGAAGAGAAGCAAAGCCCACCCGACTTCAGCACCACGCTTCTTGAAGGACACTCGAGACCATGCGTCGTATCCCGGAGGAGGCGAGTCCAGCACATTTGCTTCGACGGAATAGTTCTTCCGTGCCAGATGTTGCTCGATACTTGCCTTGAGTTCTTCTGCTGCCAGCATGTGTCACCTACACCTTGATCATCTTGTTGAACACGATATGGGCAGGTCCTTCGGGCCCAGATGCACCACCGTGCGAGTGTGAGTTCACATAGTGGGCATGAGGGTAAACGTAATGTGCGTGAGACCCACTCGGTTCGACTCCAACTCCGTGTGTGTGCTTGATAGACGCAGCACTGGCGACACCCGATGTGCCATTCCACGTGGTTGAGTTGGACCCATCGCTCGTGTAGGCAGTGTGTCCGTGGTACCCCTGAGCATCTGTACTTGTAGCGACCATATCGGTCGCAGGCGCTTCTGCTGCGATCGTGTGCGTGTGCTTCAGGCGTCGCGAGCCCACAGCGAGCCCGTCACTCTCGCCCAGAGTGTCGACTTCCGCGTGCGTCCCCTTCCCTACGGTTACTCGCCCACGAGCGTCGGGCAGATTGAACGTCGTGGACCCGTCTCCTGACCCATGAGTGATCCCGATGGCAGCGAAGAGGTCTGCGTACGTGTCTCGAGACACGGCAGACCCGTCGCACAGAAGGTACCCATCCGGCAGCGTCGCACCGGCAAAGTCGAATACGGTCCCAGGCTTAACGATTGCGTTTGCGATCGCCGTCGCCAGTTTCGCAAGCGTCACACTGCCGTCACTCGGTGTCCTCTGATCGGACAAGCGAGAATCATTACCGGCAGTGGCCTGAGTCGCACCTGTCCCAAGCGTACGTCGTGACGCGGTGCCAGCAGCAGCGTCAGACGCGAGTGCGAGTTTCGACTCAGCGATGGCCGCGTTCGCAGCGACCTTCGCGTTGACGATCTGGCCATCCTCGAGCGTGACAGGCATCCACGAAGATCCACGGTCGCGGTATAGGACGCCTACATCTGTGGCATAGTAATACCGACCTCGGATGCTTGCCGCAGGACGCGCTGCGAATGTCCCCTCCGCCAGATCAATGGCAGCGTTGTCGAGGGCCTGAGCCAATGCTCCTATCTGGGCAGGACCGTCTGGTGAGTCGCCTCCTCCTGGATAGGGAAGCGACAGGCGTGTAGTTGTCGGCATCTATGACCTTCCGTTTTCGCGCATCGTCTGCTCGAGATCGCGTTGCGCATCGTACGTGACTTGACGGATGAGGGACTTGAAGGCATCCTCCTGTTTGGTAGGCATCCCCGTTGCCTCGACCAGCCCGAACAGGCGCCCACGCAGCCTATTCATGTCGTCCCGGACCTGCTGGATGCCCGCTGGATTACCCATACGTGCCCTCAGGTGTATCAGCGGTAACGTCTGCCCAGGAACCATAATCTGCTATGACCTCAGCCCAATCGACCTTGATCGAGTCAAGCTGCGTCCATGTCTGGCCAGGCGTCACCGTGTAGGTGAGTGTGATGTCTGCCGGTACCACTGTCTCGAGCTCAGCGGCAACGAGGCCTGAATCAGGCGTCTGCTCAGTGTAGGTAACAACGGAAAGCTTGTCCACACCACCATCACGTTCGATCACGGTGACGAGACGCTCACCTATGAGGTAACGGCGAGCCGCTGCGACGATCGACCCAAGGGTGCCACGCTGTTGGTTCGGTGCGTCCTCAATCCACTCTCGCTTCGCTGCTTCAGAGATGTTGTCCGGGATGCGTTCACCGACGTACTGAGCAAGGTACGGAAGCGCCTCTTCTGGTGCGCGGTCGACGTCCAGGAGGATCGTCCACCCCTCGAACTCCTCCGTGTCTTCGGAGTAGAGTTCGACCTCCCAGAACATGCTCCCAATCGCCATGAGGTACGTCTGAAGGTCAGGAGTGATCCAAGGCTCATGTTGCTCGACCAAATTGAAGCCGATGTTCGTGTCCGGGATCCCACCCATGACATCTGGGCGTGTCTCGCCCACAAGGTACATCCCGTGTAGCACCACACGCTCGTCAGCAGGGTCGAGAGGCTCCGTGTACAGGCCCAACTTGTCATAGTTCTGGAATTCGTAATCCCGGGCCGTCTGGCCGTACATCCGGGTCTCGCCATTCTCGAGGGTCTGCTGCTCACCATCGAGCCAGACCTCGATCCACCCGACCTCGGGATCAGTGGAGAACAGGACGCCCACAACGAGGTCGTACCAGTCACCCATGAGGATCTCATCCGAGACCCAGTAGTTCACGTTGTCCTGCTCATCCGCCAGACGGAACCCGAGTGCAGATTGGCGCATGTACATGGCGATAGACGGCTCGCCAGCACCCATGTGCTGCTGCCAGATCAGTGCCCACTCGTCAAGGGACGTCCATTCCTCGATCAACGTCGGGAAGCGGAACCAACGCTCTCGACCCTCGATCGCGTGCATGATGCCAGACAACTCGGAGCGAGCGTCTCCTGTTGCCGGGTCGATGTCCCCAGGCAGGAGCCTATTGCGCATCGCACGATCGCGGTCACCGAAGACAGGCGATGTGACATAGGTGAGTCTGTCAGGGGCTGTCTGCTTCGGTCCCCAGATCGCCTCGCCTGCTTCGGCAAGGTTGAACTGATCTTGGAACTCGAGGCTCATACTGTGATCGTGCCAGTCATCGTGCCAGGTACCGGCAGCGGGTAAGGCGTTGCCATCGTCCAGTCAGACCCAGATGCAGATCCTGCCGAGCCTGTGATCGAGACAGAGATGACGTACTGGACACCTTCGACGTTTCCGATCTCGTCAATGAGCATGTGCTCACGGACAAGCGGTTCGTTGATCCAGGACTCGTGAGACCCGCCAGGATATTTCCCCCACTCAGTGGGTGACAGGAGTTCGATCAACTTGGCATCGATCTGAGCCTCCATGGCAACGGGTTCGTACCCGGGAAGGACCTTGACGTTGTAAGTCACGTCAATCGTCGTGTAGGTCGGGTCTGACAAAGTGACCACGGTGTTGACGAGACGGTACTGATCGAAGTCAGCAGCGAGCGCGTCCTTCACTGCCTGGGTGACGGGTTGGCCGGCAGCGTCGACCATGACGACCTCGACTGCTCGGTCTCCATCGTGAGCAGCATGCGCACGCGCAACTCCTGCGGCAGCAGTAGCCCATAACTCGAAGTCCCGAGTGGTGACAAGTGTTTTCGCCTGGAGGAGGAGGTCTCGAGACAGGTTGTTCTGGTAATCCTCGTCTGTCTCCGGGTTCTCGCCATTCGCCGTGATCACGTCGACCGTTATGTCTTCGATGCCGGCGAGGCCTGACAAGACGGACACGTTGTCTCCAGCGAGGCCGTTCGCTTCCTCTGTCAGTTCATTTGCCGAAACAGCAATGCCAGAGACGGCAGTTGATCCGACGGGCACGACGACCTCGACGTCCGTGGTGAACGCGAACCCGTCAATGTCGAGTTCAGTGAACTGAGGGATCACGTATCCCGTGTCATCCATGAAGGTGAACGTGACCGTGGTTGTCGCAGGAGCTCCTGGGCCATAGGGCCTGCCGATCAACTTCGTGCCGTACTCCCGGAAGACCGCTGGAGGCACGAGCGCTGCGACCTCAGCAGCGTTCTCTGCCATAGGAGCAAGCGTCTCGATCTGGATGACCTCGAGGTCACCATCGTTGGGCTCCCAGGCAGGCCACACCGACTGCAGGGCCTCAACTGCATCGTCGGCCAACTGTTGCCCGGAGGTTTCGATCTCCAGGTCAACGAAGTAATCACCGTTCGCCATGGTCCTCCATCACCTCCACGTCCACTGAGATATTCCTGACTGCAGCGTTCGCTGCTTCTGCCCACTCGACTGCGTTGGCGCGGCCTCGTGGTTCAAACGTAGCGAGTGCGTCCTCGAGGGCCTGAGGATCAATTGGTATATTGGCGAACTCGGGCCACGGCCACCCGAACTCAGGTCTGTCATCTCTGAACCCAAGTGGGCACCTGACGATGACTTCCTCGCAGGATTGCACGTGTTCGATCGTGTCCTGTTCGATCTGGTTAATCCGTCCTTCCGCGTTCAAAGTGAAAGGGAACTTGAAGTGTGGGTTCTCTGGATTCAGCATCTCGTCTATAACGCTCCATGTCCGAAGGTGTACCCGCGAACGTACGAATGGAAGGGATGGACGTAGTAAGTCGCAGATTCGCCTGCGGGGCCCCCATTAATAAATCTCAGCGAGAGGTTGTAAGTTTCCTCCGCTTCCAAAGCGAAACATCCTGCCATCACGACACCCCGCGCATCCATCTCGTCGCTGTGGAGTTGGGTGTCGAGGTCACCGACGAGGTAATCGCCTGACAGGTCAGGAGGATCAAGCACCAAACGAGTTCGAGGTGCTGACCAACTTCCATTGACGTACTGCCAGAAGGCCTGCCCCTTGACACGCCAGAAGCAGCGAACCAAAGGAGTGAACTCAATCTCCATGTACCCACCGAACCCATCCTGGAATTTTGCTCCAGAATCCAAGTAAACGGTGAACCCTTCTGTGTCACCAAGCTTCTCCTGGACGAGTTGCGACTCGTCAAGGTACAACGGTGGTGAGGCGAATCGAGTTGGCATTACTTGAAACTCCCATGCCCGAACGTGTGCCCCTCAACTCGAAGATACGGCGCGCCTGTGTAGTGGACGAATCCGTTGATCAACTGGTCGATGTAGACACAGTAGAGCCTTGCCGTGTACCACTGTCCTGCCAGCAGTTTGAACGTGTCCTCCCCTACTGCAGGTGTGTACCCGTTGATACTGGCATGAGCCTGGAAGTCGATTTTCCTGCCTGTTGCTCTTCCTTCGACGTCTGGCGGATCAAGGATGATCTGTACAACGCCCCTGAGCCACGCCGCGCCGACTGCACGCCAAATCGACTGATGATCGATGCGCCAGAAGCAGTTCAGAAGAGGTTGTACCGAGATCGACACATACCCGGATCCCGACCCAATCAACTGGAACGGACAATCAGACCAAATCGATGCTCCTCCACCGCCCCCACCGTAGTTCGATTGACCTCCCGATGCTGGACGGTACAGTTGCCGCCAGTGCCCAGGTTCGAGCATAGCGAGTTCAGGAGGTGACAAGTGGCGCGTGGGCATCAGAAGCACCCGTGGGCGTACGTGTGCCCTTCGATGCCAAGATGCTCGCCACCCGACCAATGACCTTGGTTATACCCAGGCGAGTAATAGGCGTAGAGTGACACGGTGTACTCCGTGCCCGCTTCCAACTTGAAGTCCTCGATGTTCGTGATTGGGCAGAACCCAGGTACGCTGGCATGGACATGGGCACCAAGTTGAGCACCGTACGTCTTCCCATCAACGTCTGCAGGATCGATCTCGAGTTGCGTACGCATCGCCGACCAGATGCCGTCAGGTGAGTTCCACGTCGAGTGAGCGACGACCTCCCAGAAGCAATTCACCACAGGAGTGAGGATCAACTGGACGAGCTCACTGTCGGACCCATACATGATGGCCGGGACATTCAAGTTGTTGTAGTTCACGACACTCCCAGCGCTTGGGAAGCGACGATGCTGGTGCAACTGATCCTCGGTGAGGTACTGGATCGGATGCTCGAGCCGGGTCATCGCGCGTACACCTTACCCTCGGCCCACATGTGCGCGCCACCCTTGTAGTAGTTCCACGTGCCCCCAGACCCGGACCCGACAAACCACAGTTCATTGAAGTCACCTGCTGCTACTGGATATCGACGCGTGACCTTGCGGGAAGCGAAGTTATTAACCCCACCATGTTGCGTCTGAAGGTCATGCCCAACTGCGTCATTTGCTACCCGAGCAACATGGCCTGTGATCGCGGGGAACCCATCACTGGTTGGGCCCAATTTCACCAACCCATAGGAGTAATGGTAGTTACCATCGACCTTCTGCACAATGCCTACCTGGAACGTGACCTCCCACCAACAATCGACCTCAGCAGTGTACTCGAGTTTCAATGGGATCGTGTCACTACTGTCTACATAGTAAGTCCACGCCGCCGCAGATATGTTCCCTGAGTAATTTTCGTCCTGACCTTCGATGTGCTGCTCGTCAAGAAGAACCATGCGACTTCGGACGGAACGATCAGGCAAGGGGTCTGATCCTGCGACCCCGTGACTGGAAGAATGAGCAGCAGGCGTCGAGACAGGCACCGTCGCGCCACCGATCGCACGTGCGACCGTCACCACGTACTCGTCGCCGTTGCCAAGTGGCGGCAACGTCTCGAGAACAACAGTCGATCCTCCGGTCAAGGCACGCGTGGCAACGTTGACGTGCTCGTAGTCACCGAAGTCCTCACGCACCAAGACGAACACGTCGTCCGTCCCAAGGTTGTGATTGATCGTCCACTCCGTCTCGACCGCGTCGCCCGTGATCGTCTCCGAGTGCACAGAAGCGAACTCTTCCTCGAGGTCTGCTGCCTCCCAGGAGGTACCGTTCCACAAAGGGATCTCGCCTGTGCCAAGCGCTGTACCTACGATCTCAGCGATGGGGTGCGTATGCGCGGTCGGCGTACGCGCGTCCTCCATCCTCGGGTCCTCGTCGGTGACGAACCTGTTAAGGTTGCTCGGGGTCCCGATCGTACCCTGGAGTGCGTCAAGGGTGTCCTGATCGAAGAGGGCGAAATAACCCTCCCATCCGACGACCCAGATGTCTCCATAGTCATCGAACAGGACGAGCGCCATATCGTTGACCTCAGGAAGCGTGATGCCCTTCGGAATCCAATGATCAGGCTCCACGTCATACCCGAACCTGTTGCTGTAGTTCAGGAGGGTAACGGTCATGGGCATGTTGGGCCCAGAGGGAGCGCGCACGACCTTCGCCCGCGCAACGGGATCCCGCGAGGTTCTGCTCGGGCCACCAGTGAGGTCTGAGATCGTCATACGGAGGACGTGACCTCGAGGCCGAAGTGGACGTGATTCGTGTGGTCACCGCCACAAGGGTTGCATCGGTAAATGATCTGGAACCGGAACCCGCTGTGGGTTGCGTTGAAAATGCCTCCAGCGAGCGACCCTGGAATATCGAACTCCTTGCACAAAGCCCGGAACAACTTGTCCATCTCAGGAGTCGGGCTCGTGCCGTTGGACATGTCTGCTGCCCAACGCACGTTGCTGGGACCCTGGTGATCAGACGTGCCACCTGAGACAGTCGCGCCGTGAGATGCGTTCGCAGCGTCGTTCTCGGCAACGGTACGGGCGATGCCACAGTCGTTGGCGATCGGCAGGACGACCTGATCGATGACTTGCTTGGGAGTCAGTCCCTTGATCGATCCTGTGAACCCAGCACCTGCACCACTCTGTTGCTGGATGACCTCAGGAGCAGGCTCCGGGTTCGGGCGTGTAGGTTGGACGAGAGTGAACTGTGAGGTGAGTTCCCACTCATCACGCTCGATCTGCGAGATGAGCCAGCGTCCTGGCAACGCTGCCGTTGACCCTCGTGACGCGGGGCCGAAGTTCTCCATCTGGAAGACCTGCCCTGCGCGGAAGGCCCACGGCTTACAAATGAGCTCGAGAGACATCTCCGTTGCGATGCGGCGCGCGTCCCACGTGTAGTCCCAATCGACCACGGACGCGTCCTGCCGACGAATCACGGCGATGGGCTTCTGCTTGATCAAGGTCGTCTCAGAGTCGTAGTAGACGTCATTCCCATCGATCAGGAACGACCAGTTCACCTCGTCGGCAAGCCTGTTGATCGCGTCCCAGAACGACTCGTGAGGATCGTCCTTCGAGCCCACATCGAAGTTGTACTCCTTGAACCGAGTCGTGACCCCACCGTTCAAGCCTCCGAAACCTGTCCCTCCATACGCCTCAAGAAGTGCTCGAGCCTCGTCCTCGAACTGTGAGTAGAAGTCAGATGTACCAGCGTCGGACCCCTCCATGTCGATGACCATCTGGT